AAGCTGGAACAAGTCGGCCTAAATCAAAATCTACGATTACGAAAAAAGCCTACGCTAACATGAAAGCTGGATTTCCTAAGAAGAAAAAATAAAAGAAAGTTATAATATTATGCCACACGGCCCCGGAACATATGGAAGTAAAGTGGGAAGACCACCGAAAAAAGGTAGAGCTGCTAATGCGTCAGCTAAAAGATCAACGAAGAAAGCTGCTAAAAAAGCTACTTCAAGAAAACGAATGGGATACTAATTAAAATGTTAAGTGGTAAAAAAACATACATGACGGCTGCTGGAGGTGTTCTAGCAGCAGTAGGTGCGTGGTTAAGTGGTGACATGGAACTTGGTGTAACAATTAATATTGTTATTACTTCGTTACTCGCTGTTTTCCTACGCAAGGGTGTTAAAACAGACACCAGTGCTGGGTCTGATAACAGCAATTCTTAGAGCGTTTCCTACGCTTGCTAGTTTAATTGGCAATGCGATTGATTTGCTTAGAGAACAAGAAGCACGACAGCGGCGTTCTGCTAAAGATGCTGCTGTTGATGCTTCTATTGATAAGTGGTTGCAAAAGCGTGAAGCTGGAAAACAGTCAGCGTCTAATGAATCACCCAGAGTTTCCGAAGGCAGCAATGGAAGCACCTGAGTTTACAAGAGAAGTACTGAAGACTATTAACAAACTTGAGTATGAATTAGAGAGGCCCGAATAATGGCAACAACAAAAGCAGTAGTAAGAACGAAGCCTACGGTCAGTACAGTAACTATACGTACTAGACCTTCTGTTAGTTCAGTAACAGCAAGATGAGTTTAGAATACATATTAGATAGAGTTGGTAAGAAGCTGGGGATAAATCCTAATGATAGTCACCAGCGTTCTATTATGTTGGACTACGTTAACGAAGCTGCTCAAGAACTTTACGAAGAATCTGATATGGTAGGTAGCCTTACAGAAGATTCTTTTTATGTACAAGGTGATAAGACTATAGCACTTCCAAGTAATGTAAGTTCTGTACGTGCTATAAGAGAGAAGGAAAGTCAAACTACATGGAACTTATCTAACCTTACCGAACGATACGCTTTTAACAACTTAGAACAAGATGACAGAACCTGGCGTATAAAGGGTTACGAAACTTTTATGGTAACTCCCACGAGTTACTCAGGAATGAAAGCTACTGCAACTCAAGCAATGACAGATATAACATTGACTGTAGTTGGTTCACGTTCTGGTGCTACAAGATTTGTAGAAGAAGTTGAGATGGATGCTACAAGTAATACATTCTCTACAACGTTTACATCTATTGAGTCTATTATAAAATCTGATGTTTGTACTTATGATATAAGTATCAAACAGTCTGATGATACTGTAGTTGCTGTTATTCCAAACAACGAAAAAGAATCACGTTATCTTATAGTAGATGTGAGTGAATATCCTTGGGAGTCTGATGCTGCACAAAATGACGAGCATACACTTGAGGTATTATACAAAAAGAAACTGCCTTACCTGAGTAAAGACAGTGATGAATTTCCTGCTGATGGTTATGATAACATAATCATTAACAAAGTAATGCAACTGTTCTTAGAGGAGCAAGGCAAGATGGAAGAAGCTATACTCTACGATAGAAAAGCAACTAGAAGTCTTGGCAGACGTAATGCTGACTTAGAGCGTGGTCAACTACAGAAAGTTAGGTTTGATAAACATCCACACGATAAACTTAATATATCACTAATTAATAAGTACACACGTGCAAGTAGAACAATAGGACCGTACTAATGGATTTTGTACAGCAATCATTTTCGGGCGGTATGAATCTAGGTGTAGATGACACTAGACTTGCTACTGATGAATATGGTCTTGCCTATAACGTAAGGAATCGTCACGACGCTTTAGAGTGTGTAAAGAAAGCTATAGCGTTTGATACAACACCTACTCTAGGAGGTTACAGTTCTAGTGATCCAAAGATACAAGGTATAATTTTTGTAGATCCCTACTTCTTTGTTTTTGTGGACGGTGTTTGTCTAAAGAAATCTAAAGACAGTGATACATTCACTACTGTATGGACTACATCAAGTACACATACTAAACCAGCCACGTACACAAATGGTGTAACCACCACAACAGGTACGATACAACTTTCAGCTTCGGCAGAGTTTGTTTACACCGAAGTAGTTCCACCATCTTACGATAACTTTGCAGCAAAAGCTAACTCAGCAGATAATGCAAGTGCAGGTGGAGCGTCAGACTATACAAAGAGAATACCTCCAACTGTTGCAGGTATTGTAGTTCAAGACGGAACGAGCAGACCTAATTTAATTGAAATCGCCGCAGACGGAACAGTTACTTGCAGGCAGTTGATGGGTTACGACCAATGGCAAAGTACTACGGTACAAGTAAATTATAGCGGTGGTTATGCTACAGGCACACATACTATAGCTGTAAATCCAACACCAGTTATATTAAACACAGGTACGATTATTAGCTTTGTTGGTGGTGGATTATTTACTCTTAGTGGTAATAATGCAGCAGGTGTTACTGCTTTAGCTGGTACACTTACGGGTAATAGAATTGAGGGTGATGAGATGGGTATTCCCGGTCTTAGAGAGTACGTACCTGTAGGCAAGCAAATGGCATTTCACGGAGGCAAGTTGTTTGTAGCCTCTGCTGATGGTACTAAGTTATATCATAGTGTTACAGGTAGACCATTAGATTTTATGGTTCCTCTTACAAACTTAGGTGAAAAGATAAACGCCAAAGAAGCTATAGGAGGAGTTGAAGCTGTAGCTTATACTGTAAGTAATGATCCTATAACTTGTTTGCGGTCTATGAACACAGATGAGTTATTTGTTGGTGCGATGAATTCTAGCTATGCTGTGAAGCCAGATAGAACTCCTGCAAACACAATATTTGGAGAGCCTACTTTCACCAAGAAATTTTTATTTGCTACTGGCCCTGTCAATCAAAATGCGTACGTTGATTTGCTAGGTGACTCAGCTTTTATAGATAGACACGGTATAAGATCTTTTAATGCTGTACAACAAGCTGAAACTATTTCCCGTAACACAATATTTTCAGAACCTATCTCTGACATATTCAATGATGTTGTGCAAGATGGTACGTTTCAGTGTGCTATAGTACATGATGGCTATGCTTTGTTTCACGTGCTTACAAATTTACCAGAACAGTATCTTACTGTAGTTTATGATATGGCTACAAAGAAATTTGTAAGCCTTGATCGTCAGGAAGTAAGTAGTACAGGAGTTACTTGGGGAGACGGAAACGCTGGTGCAATAAATGTTTATGATGCTAATACATACTGCACTCCTATAAGAGATATGGCAGTAGGTGTTACTACAGCAGGAACTCAAGATCTTTTTGCAATAACAGATGATCCAAGTAGTAAAACATTTTGGGTTAAACATTTGTATGGTAGTACAGAGTTTGCAATGTCTAGGATAGACACCAAAGCTTATTGTACAGGAGAGCCAAAGGTTGAGCTTAAACCTAACTCACTCAACCTTATGTTTAATAAACCTTTTGAAGTCTTCCATTCATTTAAGATAAACAATACAGACGGTTATCCGCCTGGTGTATATCCATCAACAGCTACTACAGAGTTACTAAGTACATCGGGTACAAGTTTGTATATTACTGTAGATGATTTTAAAGAAGGTGTTACAGCAGTAACAGATGATAACTTACCTGTACATAATACGACTTTGTTTTTTGATAGCGGAGCTACCTTGGTTTACAAAGAGTTTGCAGCAGACGGTCAGATAGGTAAGTCACTATTTAATAGTGCGACAAAAGTTGCAGGTGTTTTATCTAACGCAGGGGTTTCTGATAATGACGAGGGACGTAATGCAGGATTTGTTGCTGTGTCACAGGTTGTAGATGATGTTAGAACAGATGCTAATCATGGTGGCTTAAAGACCAGAGGCTTGCCTTTGATACAATCTGGAGTAAGATTTCCAGTGGTATTCCCTGTAGAGTTTGATGTGAATACTCACGCTAATATGTCATTTAACTGGCAAGCTAGTGAGCAAGGTTGGAAAGTTAAGTACAGAATTTATTTACAAGGTTCACCAAAGCTTTCGCAAGTAAGACTTGATGCGAAAGATATAACGTTAAAGTCATCAATGATTAACCAAGCATACTCAGCATAATGTCTATAGGGATAACAAGTTCAGTAACAAAGTCGGATAAGGTAACACTGTTTACAAGTAAAGATGATTTTGATGCGTGGTTGCTAGGTCTTGAAGTACCAGCAGCTACAGGATCAACGTATGGTGTAGTTAGACAAGGCTCGGCTGTATCCGATGTATCTAGTAGCAACGCAGCTAATAACACAACAACAATTAATGCACTGTTAGCAAGTCTTAGAACTGCAGGTGTGATAGCAACATAAGGAGATAAAGATATGCCAGTTAATATACCATTTTTCGGTGAGATAGACCCAGCAAAGCTTGTAGAAGATGCAATTAAAACTGCTGCTGGTGGATACATAGCTAAAGAAATTGGTGAAATGGGTCAACAAGATCCTAAAGACCAAGGTAAAGCTGTGGGTGAAGCACAGGGTGAAGCCTATGAAGAGTTGATGGAAGCTTACAGAAGGCAGCAAATGCCTCAAGCTCTTAAAGACTTGGAAGTTCAAGCACTTCTTGCACCTTTACAACAACGGCTAAACTACGAACAGCTCTTAGGTTCAGAAGAAGCTAAACTTTTACCTGAAGGTTTTACCCCCGGCGTTAAGCAGTACCAAACACTTGATAGCGATCTTGAGAAGATGAAGCGTCAAAGTGGTGCAGCAATAAATTTAGATATACTACGCGAACAAGGTCCATATATAGCACAGGCTATTATGAATCAGATGCAGTTAACTGATAAACCATTCTTAGATGCTAGAGAACGAGGCGGTCAGGCTGCTGTTGATTTACTTAACAGTATAAATTTAGAAGGTTTATCTGGAGGTGAACGTGCTGAGATAGAACGTAGCAATGCACTTAGGAATTTACAAAGACAAGGTACAACAGATAGCGGTGGAAATTTAGCTGCAATTGAGAATGCTATGAATTTTGGATCTCGTCTTGATAAAAAGAAAGCTCAATTGGGTAGTGCGTTACAGGCTGTTACAAACTTTGCAGCAGGTACTCGGTCAGGTGTAGATCCTTTGCAAGCTTCTGTAGGACAAACAAGCGGTGCTAATAGACAGACTGCAGACTTTCAGCAAATGACAGCTCCCAAAGACTACACGAATTTGGCAGGTCAAGGTACAAGTTTGTTAGCTGGTGTAGCTAACCAGCCGACAGATCTACAAAATATGTTCTCAGGTTTTGATTATTTAAAAGGGTGGAGCCAAGGTCAAAATCCTTGGACAAAAAGTTAATTAATAGAAAGAAATAATATGGCAAACTTTAACTTAAGTGGTCTGTTAGGTGGTATGTTTCCGATGATGCAGCTTGAAGGTCTTGATGACGAAGAGTTGCGTTTGATGGAAGAGTTACGAGCTTCTGGTGCTTACGTTCCACAAGTAAGAGAACAGAATCCTTTTGCTTATGGTGCAGGTGGACGTAGGGCAGAAGACTTAGCTGCTGCACGACAAGCTATGCAACCAGCAATGCAAGGTCGTATGCAAGATGTTGTACAAGCTCGCGGAGAACAAGAGCGTAACCGTATGGCAATGGAAGCATTTAATCGCCAACAACAAATTGCCGAACAACTTAGACAAAAACGTATTCAAGACGAAGCTCGTAGGCAACAGCTAATGGGAATGCAACAGGATGCCGATCAATCATCTGCAGACTACAGTGCTGCTGTAACTAGCGGAAATCCTATGCTAGAAGATTTTGATAAGTATGTGGGTAAAGAGTACTACGATCAAAACATCGGTACTACAATGGCTCCAAGAGATGCAGCCGAACTTACAGTACTACAACAAGATGCTGCAGCACCAGAAACAAAAAGACTTCAGCTTGAAGAAGCTACTGCATCTGCTGATTTATCAAATGCTGTTAGAGCACAGCTACCACCTGACTACGCAAAGACTTTAGCAGACAAGCAGGTAGTTAGTGATGAATTGAAAGTCTTGTTGGATAGGCAAAGATTAAATGTAGCTAGACAGTTTGGTGATCGTATTGGACAGGCTACAGGTAACAATCAATTAAAGACTCTAGACCAAGAAGCACTAGCTATAGAAGGAATTCTAAACTGGTTTCAAACACCAGAAGGTAAGCAGTACCTAGACCGTGGTGCAGCTTTAGGTTCAAACTACAGGAATGTTTTAGAACAACTAAAGATTCAACTTCTTACAGCAAGAGCAGCATTAACCAGAGCGGAACAATCTGGAAACGCTACATTGAGGGATATAGTAAACCGAAATCTTAGTAACAGAAACAGCAATATTGTAGGGCCGACTCGTCGTATGCCTACTGACCTTCTTGACCAAGGTCAGTTTAGTCCAACTAATACAACTAACACCGTAACAAATCCTAATCCTTAATCATGGCAAAACTTACTCCAGTTAGGCGTAGAGCTAATACTCCACGTAACGGAATATACGATCAACTACTGCGAGAAGATGGTTATGATCCCGAAGAGGTAGAATATTTAGATGATGAACAGCTTGAAGCATACTTAGCTGAAGACTGGAGTAAGCTTGAGTCTGCTGGTATGGGAGCTTCTGAATCTCTAGGAGCTGGTCTAGGAGGAGCAGGTGCTACATTTTTAGCTGGAGCAGCTTTAACAAAGACAGGAGTAGGTGCTGTAGTTGGAATACCTTTGATGATAGGTGCTGGTTTAGCTGGTGCATTTGCTGGTAACGCAGCCCAAGATAAGATTGAAGAAGCTGTATATAATCCAGAAGATTTAGAAGCGTTAGAAGCTAGACGACAGGAAGCCAGACTTGCAAATCCTTTAAGTTCTTTCGGCGGTCAGATGGCTCCTTCTTTATTATCATTTAGACCTAGCCTAACACAACTTCGCACAGCAGGTAGCGGGATAGGTCAAGCAGTTAAAGGTAGTGCATTAGGTGTAGGAGAGAAACAAGCTTTACTTCAGTCAGGTATAGGTGCTGCAACAGAAGCAGGTTTTGAAGGAGTACAACAAGCTGCAAGAGGAGAGTTTGATCCATCTAGATTAGCACTCGCTGCTACTGTAGGTACAGCATTACAGAAACCTACATTTAAACCTAAAAACATAGACAGCCTTATAGCTAAAGGTAGAGAAAGAGCTGAAGCAGCAGGTAGAGATCCAAACAAAGTCTTTAATATGTGGGCTGAACCGTTGCCTTCTACTGCACAGTTAAGACAAGACATAAGTGATACGCTAAGAATAAATTTATTTGAAGACGGCAAGCATTACACAGGAGACACTGGCACTCAGGTAGGAGTTCTAGAAGATAGACTTACACCAACTCCAGTTGATTTAGTTTCTGTAATTGACGACCAAGTAACAAGAGGTGTTGGTGTTCTTGATCCGTTAAAAGTTGGCCCAGCAGCAGAGTCTATGCGTAGACAAGGATTAGGTGCTGGTCCTATGACAGCGGAAGAAGCAGCCAGAGGTTACGGTGTCGCACCAGAAGTGTTAAAAGATATTTATGGTGCAGCTTCAGTAGCAAAGAAAGAAGCACAAACTAATTTTGACAAAGCCAAGAAAGATTTAGACGCGGCTAGAAAAGCTATAGCTGCATCCAAGAAAACGTGGACACCAAAAAGACAAGCTGCCAAGTTACAGGCTGCACTTAACAGAGCACAAAAGAACTACGACAATGCTAACAAAGCTTTAACAACTACAAAAATTCCAAAAGATGAGAAGAATAAACTCATGGGCTGGTTTGGTGATAGAGCCAAGCAAGTTGACATGGTTGATCCTGCTACAGGTAAACTTACCAGCCGTAAAGTTATAGATATTGATCCTGAAATATCCAGACGACTTGTAGATCGTGACGGAGAACCATTAAAAGATCAGTTAAGTGTATGGGAGCCGACAGGTTTATCAAGTGGTAGAATTGTAGATCCGCAGACAGGTATCACCACTGAGATACTTGGGCTACGTGCTGTAGAAGATGGACGACTTCAAGAGGCATTTGAAATAAATGGAGAGATTGTTTGGAGAACTGTCTCAAAAGCTAAAGCTAAATCTATACGAAGAAAGTTTGAGAATCATCTAGTAGGAATTCGTAAGAATGCTCAAAGAGAAATAGACGCGATAGAAGCTGAGAGAGCGAGCAGAGCTGATGCTTTAGGTAGGATTGAAAGTAAGACTGTTAAGAAACCTAAACCATTAGATACTGAAATAGTTGAACAGCTTGCACAGCTTGCAGCTATTAGAGGATTTAATATAAGCGAAGCAATCCGTAAAGGTTTGTATAGAGTTGTTGATGGTAAGTTACAAAGACAAGCAGGGTTTGCAGCTTATGACACAAGGCAGGTAACAATTGATCCACGTGTTGCCACTGATGATACACTAGCACACGAAGGTTTTCACAACTTCATTGATGATCTTCAGTACTCTACAAATAAGAAAGATAGAAAGCTTAGAGAAGACGTACTTAAATTATTTGCTGACGAAGAAACTGCTGTTCAATTTTTTGGTGAAGCTATGACTCAGAGATTAAAAACTCGCAGAGCAAACGCAAACCAAGGCAAGTTTAAAAACTTATTACGAGAAGCTAAACTGCGTTGGCAAGAAAAGTTTGGTATACGTATGTCACCTAAAGCTTTAAAGGATTACCTACTTATAAAGTATGACACTGACCAACCGTTTATTTATAACTCAGATCTCGTAGATGGTTTTGCTGCTAAACGTCTGGGTAAAAAGCCAACAGATGCAGAAGGT